TAAAGTCATATCTAAGAAGCGTAGCCGCCGCATCTATTACAACCACTTTAGCTTTGATTGCAGATTGGAACGCTGAGTATGCAATTTTGGCTGGTGCTTTAGTAGCACCTTTAGCACGCTATTTTGATCCACAAGATGATAAGTTTGGCATCAATAGTAAATGACTATGAATGACATTCTAGCATTGGCGGTATCAACTGCAACCATAGTAGGTTCGCTAGTTGCATCCGTGCGTTGGCTTACTAAGCATTATCTAAGTGAGCTAAAACCTGACAATAATGGCCAACATAATTTAGAAGGCCGTGTAGCAAAAATAGAAGCCAAGTTGGACACGCTTTACGAAATACTGATTTCCAAGAATTAGTCAGCCTTATCCCCTACCCTATGGCCATGAAGATGTGCGTAGTTGTACCTAGTAGGGGCAGGCCTGAAAACGCCGAAAGATTGGCTAAAGCTTTTATAGATACAAATGTTGAAGCGGATCTTTATTTTATTGTTGATAATGATGATCCAAAATGGAATGAGTACGCCAAAAATGAAAACATTAAATGCTTACCTGCCGACAATAAAACAGGTGGTTGTGCAGCTTCTCTCAATACCGGTGTGGTTTATCTGTTGGATTTTGCTAAGTTTCCTTTATATGATTATTTTGTTTTCATGGGTGATGATCATTTACCTAGAACCCAAAACTGGGATAAAGCCTTTATTCAAGCGTTAGGCATCAATACTGGTATTGCTTACGGTGATGATTTATTGCAGGGTGAGAATTTACCAACAGCCTTTGTAATGAGCCGGGATCTAGTAGTTGAGTTACAGGGTATGACCTTTCCGGGATGCATCCATTTATTCTTTGATAACTTTGTAAAACAATTAGGCATTGATCTAAATTATCTTAAATATTTACCGCAAGTAATTATTGAGCATTTACATCCGGTAGCAGGTAAAGCTGAAATGGATGAAGGTTATGCCAGGGTAAATCAACCAAAGTGGTATGAAGAAGATTTATTAGCATTACAAAAATATTTAAGATCACAAGAATATGCAGATTTGGTAACTAAATTTAAATGAATATTTTAATTACTGGTTCACACGGATTCGTTGGCAGGGCTTTTAGGCGTGCGCTACCTTATGCCAATTTAACCTTAGTTGATTTAAAGCAAGGTGTTGATTGCCGTAAATTCTTTCAGTTAGAAAAAAAACAATATGATCTAGTAATACATCTAGCCGCGTTGGTTGGTGGCCGGATGATGATAGAAAATGAACCTTTGGCTTTAGCTGTTGATTTGGCCATAGATGCTGAGTTTGCAACTTGGGCTATGCGAACCGAACAGCCTTATGTTGTGTACTTCTCATCATCTGCCGCATATCCAGTAGATTTACAAACCCTAGCAAAAAAGAAGAAGCTAAAAGAAAAAGATATTAACTTTAATAAAATTGGCAAGCCTGATATGACCTATGGCTGGACTAAATTAACCGGTGAAATGCTTATGAATTACTTGCGTGAAGAAGGCACAAAGGTAGTAACACTTAGACCATTTAGCGGTTATGGTACAGATCAAGATTTAGATTACCCATTCCCATCAATTATTCATAGGGCTATTATGAACGCTAATCCATTTCATATTTGGGGCAAGGCAACTACTACCAGGGATTTTATACACATTGATGATGTAGTTGATGCAACCATTGAGATGGTTAAAAACAACTGCAATCAAACTGTCAATCTTTGTACAGGTCGGCCAACAACATTTTTAGAGCTGGCAAAAATGGCTATGGCAACCCTGGGATATGAGAAGCTATCGGCACAAAGGTTTAAAATATTGACCGACAAACCGGCAGGTGTGGCCTATCGGGTAGGTGATCCCACAATGATGAGTGATTACTACACCCCAAAAATTAGCCTAGAAGAAGGCGTTGAACGCGCTATCCGTGGAATAGTCTGATCTAAACTATAACCACTATGACCCCAAAAAAACCACGCAAAGCCATTAAGCGTAAGCGCCGTACACCGCGTAAGGCTGATGCATTAAACAAATTAGAAAATCATTACATCACTTTAAATGAAATGTACAGGGCAGCTTTAGCGGCCGGCTTTAGTAGTGAAGTTGCATTTTGGTTAATAACAGAGCCAGGTGCATCACTACCTGATTGGGTCAATCCGAACAATAAACCAACTGAGATCATTCCCCGAATTGATCCTACAGATGATGAGGATGATGATTAAGCGCGACAAAACATTTAACGCACGCTACCTTGTGGTCAGTGACTTGCAAGTACCTTTTCAATTTAACGAAGCCGTAACTAACCTAAAGAAGCTAGTCAATGCTTTTAAATTTGATTTAGTATTAAACACTGGTGATGAAATGGATTTTAATACCATCAGTAGGTTCAGTGAAGGCCGGGCAGAATCATTTTTGCAAACACTAGATGATGATCGTATAACCTGCCAAAATATTTTGTATGATCTTAAAACTGATGTGGTATCAAGATCTAATCATTCTGATAGATTGTATAAATCCTTGCAACGCATCCCAGGGCTTATGGGATTACCTGAGCTTCAATACCCTAAATTTATGGGTTTTGATGATTTAGGCATACATTATGCAAAACAGCCTTATGCCATCCCTGGTACTAACTTTGTACTCTGTCATGGGGATGAAGGGGTTATCTCCAAAATTGCCGGACAAACCGCGTTAAACCTTAGTCGCAGGTGGGGTCGGTCAGTTATTTCAGGGCATACGCACAGGCTAGGCTACACATGCCACTCAGAAGCCTTTAACGGCCGTTTAGAGCGTGTTTTAATAGGGGTTGAATGTGGTCATACCAGTGACCTAAAGAAAATGTCTTATACCAAAGGCTACGCCCAATGGCAGGCCGGTGCAGTTATTATGCATATTAAGCGTGGCAATGTAAGCGTAGAGATGATTCCTTTCAACGCTGATGGGTCATTTACAGCTATGGGTAAAGCATTTGGGTGATGTAGGTCACACGACACACCCCTAGTTGCCTATGGTGAATGTCGGCCTTTTAGTGTTTAATTGCATTTACAAACGCAATTGACTTGAAGGGGTTAATTATGAAACTAGTGCCAACAGATCAACGCATTTTTATCAGCTGGTTTGTTTATGTTGATGGTAAAAAAATGTTGAAAAAAGAAAATGTTAAATACCCAGGTTGTAAATATGATGTAGCTTGTTCTTGCGGTTATGAATCTGCAACTGGTGGGTCAAATAAAGATGTTTTATATGGTCACATAAATCACCATAAATTAAATGTTCACAATTATCAGTTTGAATTAAATTGTGGATGTGTCACCGATTTCATTAGTAATACAAAACATACCCAAAAATGTAAATTGAATCTATACAAAGTGGCTACGGTGAACGCATGATTATAGTTGTTGAAAGCGTATTACAAACCAAGATTGATTTTAAGTATGTAAAAGATGAAGATAATTATGTTGCATCTACATCAAATGTATTGGGTGAATTTACATCATTTGGTAAAACACCTGATGATGCAGTTCGCAGGTTAAAATCCAAATTGTTTGGTTTATTAGCTGAGTATGTACAAAACCAAAGGGTGACCCATTGAACGCCGTAGCCTATGCGGAAAAGGGTTGGTTTGTCATGCCATTAAAACCACAATCTAAAGAGCCGTGTAAGTTTTTAAGGCACGGCTACCTAGATGCAAGCCTAGACATCAAACAAATCAATAGATGGTTTAGTAAACCGGATTTAAATATTGGTTTAGCAATTGTGCAATCAAGTTTAGTTGTTTTAGATTTTGATTTACGCAATGTTAATAACAGAATTAACTGGGAATTGTATAGGCAGATGTGTATTAAATTTAATACCCATACAGTTAAGACCGATAACGGCTATCACTTTTACTTTAAAGCTGATAAGACCAAACATTTCAAAGGCAAGTTGATACCAGGTATAGATATTAAGCACAAAGGTTATGTAGTGCTACCACCATCTATACACCCAAATGGCAGTAAATATGAAGTGATCAATAATGTTGATCCTATAGACCTACCGGCCGAACTAGAAAAGGTAATGACTTGGAAATAGTTAAATATGATAAAGAATCAGGGGCTTATGTTGATGAAAAGCGTAAGCATTATGTTAAGGCTTCTTTGATCCGTAAACACGCCAAAAAATCAATTGGTGCTAAACAGATCAGAGGAAGGCTATCAGCCAAAATGGTTGAAGCTTATTGGTTAGACAAGTTCAAGGAAGTGGTGAAATATGAGCTATGAAATATACGGTTGGTTAATGGTAATAATCCTGTTTGCTTTAGTTGCATTGTTATTAGTTGCAACTTGGATTATTGCAGTTGAGAATGGCTACGACAAAGGCTTTAAGAGTGGCTACAAACGCGGCAGTACCGATACAAGACAATCGGCAATGAAGGTGCAAAAAGTGACAGTAAGTAATCACCCAACATTGCGTACAAAGCAATTGCAAGAAGATAATGATTACCTTATGGAAAAGGTTGTTAGTCTTTGGGATAGGGAAAATCGTTAATGAATATGAATGATTATGTTGATGTAGCTGAGCGCATTGCACAGCTTAAAGAGTTATATCCGGAAGCATCATTGCAACCATATAACCCAAATAAACCTTACGACATTGTTCAGGTAGGCGATAAAACTTATATTGTTTATACAGCCGCTTGTTATCGTGATCCGCATGATGTAAGGCCTGGCGTGGCTTGTGCTTGGGAACAAATCCCAGGCAAAGGCATGACGGTTGGATCTGAACTTATGGTTTGTGAAACTTCCGCTTGGGGTAGGGCTATCGTGGCAGCTATGAAAACTGCTACAAAACGCATTGCATCTAAGCAAGAAATTGTAGCTGCTCAAAATAGGCAGACCTGGGCAGTAACACCTAGTGAATCTTTAGATGCAGAGTTGTTATCTAGGCCAG